AAGTGGTTCAAGATCAGCTAAATATGTTTGTATCTCCTTGAATGACTTACCAGCTTGACCTTTCTTAATACGGTTGGTTGTATCTTTAATACGCTCAACTACAAGAGGTAATAGAGTATCAATAGATGCAATGCCATAGACACTAGCACTAGCGTAGCTCTTCTCTTCCAAGTCCTTGGTGTTCTTTCTTAACCGTTTAAGTCCTTGTCTAATCTGATCGCGTTCCAGTGCTACCTGTTCCGCAATCTGTTGTGGAGTAGCCATAAGAATCGTCTATAACTTGGTCAATTAGTAATGATACTATCTCGTCTCGGTGAGTGTGATTCTTTGGTATTGAATCTAATGCTTTGAAATAATAATCTGAATAAGGAATAGTCATTTTGGTTGTAGCAATTGTACCTGTTCTTCATCACATATTACAAACTCTTTCTCCTCATCCATTAACTTGTTAATAAACTTAACAGCAGCTTGTGGTTTAGAGTAGACATGTTCACTAATCTTCTTAGTCTTATTATCTTGTACTCTAATAATACAACATACACTTGATGGTAAGTCCCATCCTCCTACCTTCCATTCCATAAAGTCATCAAAGGTGTGATGTACATTACCACCAAGACTAAAGAAGTTATCAGGGCAATCCTTGTAGCGTTGCCAATTGTTGGGAAAGTATTTTTTCTTAGACATCATAAATAGGCTCCACATTTACTAGATAATCATCGTATAAACAGGCTTCTTCGTAAGCCTCATAAGCTGTTTCATAGACATCATAGCCAGATTCAAGAACAAAGTCTCTACCGCTGGCCATTGTGACATGATACTTCATTTGATTGGCGTCCTTGAGGTGTTGTAATTTAATTTAAGCTTAAGAGCTTGTAATCTAGCCCTTGATTGTCTAATAGCAACAGGATTACGCTTTGGTTTACGTAACTTATTACTATGATGTTTCCAGTTCGGTGTTACCTCCATGATGTTCAATGTCTGTTGGTCGTGGTGAAATAAGATGGTAATCCATCCCTAATACATGTACATGCTCATGAATATCTTCTTGGATTTGATATAATAAACCATGAGGATCTGTATCAGTCCTAACTTTTATCGTGAGTTCATACATAGTATTCAGGAAGAATAAAGACTGCCCAGAATATGAGCAGCCCAGTTAAACATAAGAAAGGAATTAACCAACTCATTGTTGTTTAGATTTAACGTAACTTACTGCCTTATCTACATAAGGTAGCGCGAGTTTGTGAGTGTGATTAACAACTTTCTTTAGATCTTCCATCGCATGAGATACTTCATAATTGTTAATCTTCATTCGATTCTTGAAGTCTTCCCATAGAGCATTACGATCTATAAGTTGTACATCAGGTAAATGTGATTGCACTTTAGTTAGTGTCTCCAACGATGGGGTAGTTTGTTCGGTCATTGTTTTATAAGTTGAAGAAGATACTCTCTTCTTACGTATTGGTTTAGGCTTAAGTTGAGCCGTCATAATAAACAATTGGGTGAACAGTTGAGGTGATTAGCCTCAGTAAAGGTGTAAAGATTACACCCTTAGAGAGATAATCAAGCATGAGAATAACGATTAGCAGTCATACTTCGAGGAGGATTGTAACCATCAGTGATAGTTAAATTCATCAAGTCTTCTGCTGCTTCGTTTAACTCAGTGAGAGTATATCCATTGTTAGATATACTTTCCTTCATGTATTCTTCAATCTGTTGATCTTCAGCATACTCTGATTCTTCATTGTCAATAACAACATCTGTTGCTACGTTCTCAATAAATAACCAAGTACATTCGTTACGATACATATCATAACAAGCCTCAGATCTCTCAAAGATTGATACTAACTCATCAACTCCGTATCTAACATGAATGAGATCGAGTATCTCTCCTTCATATTTATCGAAGAAAGCGATGGTATCAGCATAATATATGTGTTGAGAGCACACACCAGATGTACAACCATGATCAGCAATCTCTTGCAATTGTTCTTGGTCATAATCTTTTAATAGCTGATTGCGTCCTTCGTTGTTATGTGGAAACATAAGATAGTAGGAGTAAGTGAACAGAACGCCAGTGTAATACTGGCTACGATCCTAAAGGGAATTGAACCCTTATCTTCACAGTGACAGTGTGATGATCTAACCGTTAATCTATAGGATCAGGAAAGCACTAATTAAAGTGCGATTGATGAGTGTGAGTTATGCAAACTCAGGTAGTTTGATAGTCTTAGCTAACTCTTCCCTCTTTGCATTTAACACTGCTGATTGATAATCAAACTCGTCACCGTTTAGTTCAGTAACTCTGTCTGATTGTACGAGGTTGTTGTTAACCCAGAAACCTAATGATACATCAGGGTTAAACAATACATTGAGGATTGCACGCTTGCTAACATTACCATAGGCATAAGACTTGCCATTCTTGAATGTTACATAAGCGGTACTATTGAGTCCATCAACTTGTAACTTACTGATTGCACTTGATGTACGGAAAGGAACTGTGATTAGCATAGAAATCATAAGATAGTGGTTTACGGTTGTTTGCACTTAATGAGGTTAATCATCTTGTGCAATGAGTTAATGAGCAATTCGATTGCATGCTTCACGCTTACATTAACCCAAGATTTAATACACAGCTTCGATGCAATTAACTTGGTTGTAATCAATCCCGTAATGTTCACATAACTGTTCATCAGGATCTTGATAATCACCCCTTAGTATTTCATATGGGATGTCATCAACAACTGCATCAATTTCATCGAAACCATGTTGCTCACTAAATGACCAAGGAATGTTATTATCAGTGAGATAATCTTCAAGCGTTGGTTGACAATGAATGAGAACTGATTTAGGTAGCATAGTTAATACTTAGTGAATGTACAGTTTATGAAGAGTATTCCCCTCCACACTTATAGAATAGCACGGTGTCACACTGAATGCAAGTAGTCTTAACATTCTGTAACACGCGGACAGATGCGCTGACTTTTCCACAACCTGTGGAGAACCCGCTCGCTTCGCTCGCTCGTGTTGTGCTGTAACACACTGTAATAATCCGTGCCAACATAATAATTATAGCAGAGCGAGCGCGAAGCGCGAGCGGATTGAAATAAAACTTAATGCGAGGTACCCTATGGGGGATAATGAGAATCATTCTCAAAAGTTATGCCCTCAGACATTTCTGCCATTTTTTCTCTTTCTTTAAAATCTTCTGAGCCTTTTCACGAGAGACACATTCTTGTGCTTTCGATTGTAATTTAATTAATTTTCTCTCTGCTTTCTCCATACAGTATAATAGGGATGGTAAGAGATAAATAAGACTCCGCTCTGTTCGCTACGCTCACTTCGCTCCGTGAGGGCCTATGCAGTATGATCCAGTACCATCAAGTATTAAGTAGAGAGGGAATGTGTGTCGTAAGATACACGATTCCCTCATAGGGGGTGAGTCCACCCTTCTCTCCCCCTGTATAGATCCCTGATGTTGTTAAACCCAGGTAGGGACTGACTTTCCACTAGATAAGCCTCTAGCTTTTTGTCTTTGTTTAAGATCCATGCCTAAAGCCATGTGATTAACAGCTGCTTTAGGGTCATCTAACCAAGAATCCATTATATCTTGCCATTCTTCTTGTTTACGAAGTTTAACAGCTTCATAGGCAGAGATAGCCATAGCATCTGTGTAATATTTAACACCTTGAGCTAGGCAATCTAATCTGTCGTCATGTTTAACTGCACCTTTTTCTCTACACATTCTAGACATTTGGTAGAATAGCATATACATGAGTCTAAGTTCAGGTGCTTCGTCTTTATTTGAGTTATAATCCCATTCAATGACGGACCTGTCGACAACCAAACGATGCTGGTTAAGAACAGGCTCCAAACTATCAATGATACGATCCTCTTTCCTGACATTAGCTCTTACCTCTTCTACATCTATAGCTTGTTTTGTCTGTTGAAGGTGTTTTTTAAATAGTTCTGCTACGATTCCATCACCAAAGTTAGTCTCTATGACAAGTTTGGTAACATTAAATCGTTTACATCCTCGAAGGATGTCAAGCAAGGTACTATCGGAGTATCCGTCCCTATAAGCTCGCATTTCATGCAAGTAAAGGAATCCGTTCTTTTGGGAAATGTAGGCAGCTGCTGTCTCATCAGAGCCTCTGCCGGATGGATCGACGGAGCAGATTGTTTCGGTATAGTCTGTCCAATCTCCTTGGAGTTGCATTGGAGAGTAAAAGTAGTCTCCTGGTAATCCAACGGTAGGTAAGTCTTTAAGTACGTTGGATGGATCTGAGCACCATACGCAAGCGTCGGGAGCAGTGCTAGGGTTAACAGAAGTGACGACCAAATCAGCCATCTTAAGAGGAAATTTCTCAGCATCACTTAAACTTGTGTCTAGTTGGAATTGAAGCATATAGTTGGACCTACCCATCGATGCTTCACGATCAAGTAGGTCTTCATCATCAAAACGATCTGGGTCAGTTACATCCCATTCTAGGGCGCCTGAGTCGAGATCTTCTTGAATTTGTGGAGCTAAGAGTCCTTCGTACTGACTAAGTTTGTCTTTTCTTGGGTATCGGCTCGGCCAAACGAAGGGGCGATACGAACGCTCTGCCAACTTACGATAAACAGTAAAAGTAGTCTGAGGAGTCCC